TGGACCGGTGATGTCTACAATAGAAAAGTTTATTGTCTTGAGTGGAAAAAAGTTGAACGAAAATGATCGATCCAGTCACAGCTCTAGCTGGCATCCAGAGTGCCGTAAAGCTCATCAAGCAGGCTTCAAAGACTGTTGATGATGTGGCCAGCCTTGGCCCACTCTTAGGTAAGTATTTCAACGCCAAGTCCGAAGCCACCAAGGCCGTAGCAGTCGCCAAGAAGGGTGGCTCTTCTATGGGCATGGCCATCGAGATTGAGATGGCTCTGGAGGCTACCCGTGAGTTTGAGAAAGAGCTGCAAATGCTTTTCTTTCAAGCCAACAAGATGGATGTGTGGGCCAAGATAAAGGCCAGAGCCGCGGCCATGGATGTGGAAGATGCACACAATGCTAGACGAGAAAAAGAGGCCGCAGCCCGTAAAAAGAAGGCTGACCAAGAAGACCTAGAACTGGGCCTAATGCTTGGTGGACTGGTGCTTGTTATTATTCTTTGTGCTTATGGCATTTATGAGATTCTGGACCATTGCGCTACCAACAGGTGTGGTCGGTGAATGAATACCAGAAGAACGCTGACATGGCTTTTAAGATTGTTGGTGCTTGGTGGGCTACGAATTTGTTTTTAGATGTTTTGAAAGTCTTACCCAATTTTCTGTCAGACAGGATTGTGAACGCAATTCTTGAAAGATTGCCAATATGAAATATCTATTGCTTTTGTTGTTGCTTACTGGTTGCGAAGAAAAATATCGCTATAAGTGCCAGAATCCTGACCACTTTCATGCACCAGAGTGCCAAAAGCCTAGATGTCTGTTTACGCAGACTTGCCCAGAATACTTGGTAGCACCCATCTTGGAGAAAAAAGTTGATGAAGTTAAACCTAACAACTGAAGAGATCGAGGTCAGGGTCTGGGGCATTGTGGTGCTTGCTGTCACCCTGATTCTTTTCTTTATCGTTATTTCACTTTTATATTCAGTGACCTTTGTCACCCAGCCAATCAAATCAATGGCCCCCATTGACCAGGCATATACAAAGATGCTGAACGACATTGTTCTTTTGATTGTTGGCGGTATTGGCGGTGTTATTGGTAAACGGGCAATGAGTAGCAAGCCGCAGCCACCCATGATGGGCCAGCAGCCGGTGTGTCAGCCCATGCAGGGACAGTACGGCTACAGCAACAATCACGGGTTTACATCTAGCACCAACGGCATCCCAAGTCAGCCATTTGGCGCCATGCCAACATGGACCAATCCAGAGCTTGATGAGTCATGGACTCCTGGTCCACCACCAACAACGCCACCGGACCATCTTGAGGATGACCATGAGCGCATACAACTGGCCGCGGCCAGACAGGAGTCAGAATAATGTTTGGCATCCCATTACCTTACTTGGCCTTGGCCATCTGCATTGCTTTGTTTGGGTCTTACCGAGGCGGCTATCACTTTGGCTGGCAAGACAGGGACAATGACATGAAGCTGGCCATTGCCAAAAAGAATGATGAAGCCAGAGCTACCGAGCAAAAACTTAACGAGCAATTGAATGCAAACGCAACCAAGTTACAGGAGACCACTAATGTCATCAATCAAAAGCAGTCTGCCCTTAATCGTGCTATCAGCGCTGGTAGGGTGCGCATCTCCGCCCCCAGTTGTGTTCAAGCCAGCGCAAGTGCCACCATTGCCGCCCCAGATAGCAAAGAAACAGGAAGCCAATCTGACAGACCGGCTGACCCAGCTCCTGATGCCGAGCGAGAAACCCTCCAAGCCATTGCCGAAATAGTGGCCCAAGGCGACAGGAACACGGCCCAGCTCAATGCCTGCATTGATGCCTATAACGAAGTGAGGAGTTTGGTAAATGGTCAACGCTGAACAATTATCTAGACTGCACATTGGCCCAGAGTGGGTCGATGCATTGAATGAAACATTCCAGCGCTTTGACATTTCAACGCCACTGCGCCAGGCTGCATTCATTGGCCAGTGTGGCCATGAGTGTGGCAATTTCAAGGTGCTTGAAGAGAATTTGAACTACAGAGCTGAAGCCTTGCAAAAGCTCTGGCCCAAGCGCTTTGACGCGGCCAAGGCCCAGATGTGCGCCAGAAATCCCAAGCTCATTGCCAATACTGTTTACAGCAGCCGCATGGGCAACAGGGATGAGGCAAGTGGTGATGGCTATCGATTTAGAGGCCGTGGCTGCATTCAGCTCACAGGCTCTGCCAACTACCATCATGCTGGCCAAGCACTGGGTGTTGACCTTGTCATGCAGCCGGAGCTGGTGGCCACGCCCCAGTATGCTGCGCTGACAGCCGGATGGTTCTGGAACACCCACAAGCTCAACCAGTATGCAGATGCCCAAGACTATAAGACCATGACCAAAAAGATCAATGGCGGCTTTATCGGACTAGATGACCGCATCAAGCACATCAACCATGCTTTGTCAGTCCTGACATAATTAGCCATGTCCAGTCAAACCCAACAACTTGAGAATCCAGCACCACCGACCCTTGGTTATCCGACCGAGGCTTATGAGCGCAGGCATTTCAACGAAAACAATGGCTCATTAAATATTTACTTCAAAAAGCTCTCAAGTGTGTTTGGGTCTTTGTTTGGACCAAGGGGTGGCCGGTTTATGAATAACCCCCATGGGGCGTTTCAAGATTCGACAGACCAAGTGGCTGCCAACACCACCACGGCCTATGCGGTCACATTCAACACCACAGACTTTAGCAATGGCGTGACATTGGCCAGTGGATCAAGATTGACTGTGGCTGATGCCGGAATCTGGAACTGTCAGTTTTCCATTCAAATTAAAAACACGACCAATGACACGCAAGACATTGAAATGTGGTTTAGAAAGAATGGCACAAACATTGACAACTCAAACAGCAGATTTAACTTATCACCTAGAAAGTCATCAGGCGATCCAAGTCACACCATTGCAGCTATGAATTTCTTTGTAAGTATGAACAGCACTGACTATCTTGAGATAATGTGGCGGGTGAGCGATGTTGGTGTCTCCATTGAGCATTACGCTGCTGGAACAAGCCCCACACGGCCAGCCACTCCATCGGCCATCGTCACGATGAGCTTTGTCTCAAACATTACCTAAATACTGCCATGTACATACCTATCAAATTACCTCCAGGTGTTTTCCGAAATGGTACTGAGTACCAGGCGGCAGGCCGCTGGTATGACGCAAACCTAGTGCGCTGGTATGAGGGGACACTGCGCCCCATCAATGGATGGCGCACCAGGTCAAGCTCACAGATGTCAGGCTCATGCCGCGGTCTGATCACTTGGCGCGACAACAGCGGTGGCCGGTTCATTGGCGCTGGAACTCACACCAAGCTCTATGCCATGAACGAGGCTGGGACACTTAAAGACATTACACCAACTGGTTTCAGCACAGGCTACGCAAGCTCCACAGTGCTGACCGGCTATGGCTACAGCACCTATGGCACATTGGCCTATGGCATTGCAAGGCCAGACACTGGAACACCGGTGGCAGCCACCACCTGGTCACTTGATACATGGGGTGAGTATTTGGTGGCTTGTTCCTCATGGGATGGCAAGATTTATGAGTGGCAATTAGGCTTTACAACGCCAACACTGGCAGCGGCAATTGTCAATGCGCCAGTCAACAACAAGGCGGTGCTTGTCACCCAAGAGCGAATTATGTTTGCCCTTGGCGCTGGTGGTAATCCGCGCAAGGTGCAGTGGTGCGACCAGGAGAACAATACCCTTTGGACACCGGCAGGCGACAACCTTGCAGGCGACTATGAGTTAGCCACGCCTGGCTCACTGATGGCTGGCAAGCGGGTCAAGGGTGTAAACCTGTTGTTTACAGACGTTGACGTTCACACAGCCCAGTACGTGGGCGCACCATTTGTTTATGGTTTTGAAAAGGCCGCAAGCGGCTGTGGTTTGATTTCGGCCCAGGCTGTGGCGGCCATTGACACTGCTGCCATTTGGATGAGCAAGTCTGGCTTTTGGATATATGACGGCTATGTCAAGCCACTGCCAAGCGATGTGAGTGACTACATATTTGACAATATCAACTTTGCTCAAGCAAGCAAGGTTTACTCGGTCCATGTCAGCAAATATGGGGAAATCTGGTGGTTCTACCCATCAAGCGGAAGCAATGAGAACGACAGCTATGTCACCTTTAACTACCGCGAAAACCACTGGTCCATAGGTCTATTGCCTAGACTGGCTGGCACAGACTCTGGCGTGTTTACCTATCCCTTGATGGTCTCAAGTGACGGCTACATCTATGAGCATGAGGTCGGGTTTTCTTATGACAGCGCCAGCGTCTATGCCGAGACTGGCCCAGTCCAGCTTGGCAATGGTGACAACATTATGAGTGTGCGCCAAGTAATCCCAGATGAGCAGACCTTGGGTGAGGCGGTGGTTTCATTTAAAACCCGCAATTACCCAACTGGCACACAATCCACGTTTGGCCCATATACGGCAGCCAATCCAACTTCAGTGAGGTTTTCTGGGCGCCAAGTCAATATGAAGGTGACTGGCAACACTTTGGCTGACTGGCGCATTGGGGTGATGAGGCTTGAGGCGATTCCATCTGGTAAGCGATGAGTGACCAAGA